TTCAGGTCGTGATCCCCAGCTTCGGTATTATCGAGGGGCCGTTCCAGGTGGCGGCTATTGAATATGGCGGGTCGCTGAATGGGGAGGCGACCTATGAGCTGAGCCTGCAATCCGCGGGGCAGCTGAGCTTTACCGCGGATACGGCAGACGCACCCGGGGGCGGGGTCTGAGCATGGTGAACCGGTGGCGAGGGGACGTGGCGCTGGTGGTGAATGGTCAGCGACGCGTGGCACGGCTGACTTTGGGGGCTGTAGCCGAGCTGGAGGACGCGCTGGAGGAGCCATCTCTGGTGGCTTTGGTCGAGCGGTTCGAGGGTCATCGGTTCAGCAGTCGGGATGTGCTGTTGCTGTTGGCCGCGGGGCTGCGTGCAGGGGGCGCCGAGGTAAGTGCCGAGACGCTCGCGCAGGCCGAGATCGAGGGTGGGCCGGTGGCCGCATCTCAGGCCGCCGCAGAGCTTTTGGCGCGTGCCTTTGTTGTGCCGGTATGAGCGTGCCGCCCAAGAGGACCACGACAGAGACCGCGCCGGGGATGGACTGGGCCGCGCTACTGCGGGCGGGGCTGAGGGGATTGTCGCTGACGCCCGATGCATTCTGGGCGCTCACGCCGGCAGAGCTGCAACTGATGCTGGGGAGCGAGGCGGGGCGGGCTCCGCTGTTGGGGGATGGATTGGCAGCCTTGATGGCGGCTTATCCCGATAGGCAGAGAGAGGAAGACTGATGGCACAGGATGATACATTCGAGGGGCTCGAGGATGGCGCAGAGCGGTTGAATGACACGCTTGGCGCGACGGCCACGCTGGTGGCTGGTTTCGATGCTGAACTGCGCCGTATGCGCAGCGCATTGGCCGCAACAGGGAAGGATGTCGCGACGTTGGAGAAGGGGCTGAGCCGTGGATTGCGCAGGGCCTTTGATGGTGTCGCGTTTGACGGGATGAAACTGTCGGATGCCCTGTCCACCGTGGCGCGGTCGATGGTGAACACGACCTACAACGCGGCGATGAAGCCGGTGTCCGATCACGTCGGCGGGCTGATCAGTCAGGGCGTGGGATCACTGGTGCAGGGAATACTTCCCTTTGCCGACGGGGCACCGTTTTCCCAAGGACGTGTAATGCCTTTTGCCCAAGGGGGGATTGTCAGCACCGCCACAGGCTTTGGCATGCGCGGGGGGATGGGGCTGATGGGCGAGGCCGGACCGGAGGCGATCATGCCCTTGGCACGGGGGCCGGACGGTAAGCTGGGTGTCAAAGGGGGCGCGAGCGGCGGGACGACCGTGGTCATGAACATCACCACCCCTGATGTGCAGGGATTCCAACGCAGTCAAAGCCAGATCGCCGCTCAGCTGAGCCGCGCGCTGAACACTGGCAACCGTAACCGCTAGGGGAGCAAGCCGATGAATTTTCACGATGTCAGATTTCCACCTAGCCTGAGCTTTGGATCCCTCGGGGGGCCGCAACGCCGTACCGATGTGGTGACGCTCGCCAACGGGTATGAGGAGCGCAACACCCCCTGGGCCCATTCACGCCGTGTGTATGATGCGGGGCTGGGGATGCGCTCTATCGACGATGTCCAAGCGCTCACGGGGTTCTTCGAGGCACGTATGGGGCAGATGTACGGGTTTCGCTGGAAGGATTGGGCGGACTTCAAATCCTGTGCCTCTTCGGTCGGGGTCACGTTCGAGGATCAGAGCCTTGGTTTCGGGGATGGTGTGCGGACGGACTATCAACTGGTCAAGACCTATAGCTCGGGTGGACATAGCTACGTCAGGCCGATCACCAAGCCGGTTGCCGGAACCGTGCGCGTGGGGATAGAGCAGGACGCCCTGCAAGAGGGGAGCGACTATGAGGTTGATCTGAGCACGGGCATCATCCGTTTCGCCCATGCGCCGGACCCCGAAATGCAGGTGTCGGCGGGGTTCGAATTCGACGTGCCTGTCCGCTTTGACACGGATCGCATTCTGGTCAGCGTTGCCAGCTTTCAGGCGGGGCAGGTGCCGGATGTGCCTGTGATCGAGGTGCGGATATGAGCGGGGCGGGCAAGGACGCATTGTTGGCGCATGCGCGCACGGGTCTGACGACGCTGTGCACGGCCTGGGCAATCCGGCGGCGGGACGGGGTGACGCTCGCGTTTACCGACCATGATCAGCCGCTCGGCTTCGACGGGTTGGCGTTTCGTGCGGATAGCGGGCTGAGTGCGCGGGCCTTGGCACAGAGCACGGGGCTGTCGGTGGATAACACAGAGGCGCTGGGCGCGCTGAGCGATGACGCGATCCGCGAGGACGAGATCGAGCAGGGGCGCTTTGACGGGGCGGAGGTGTGCTGTTGGCGGGTGAACTGGGCCGATGTGACCGCCCGCTGCATGATCTTTCGCGGCACGATTGGCGAGATGCAGCGCGCGGGCGGTGCCTTTCGCGCAGAACTGCGCGGGTTGACCGAGGCGTTGAACCGGCCCTTGGGGCGGGTGTTTCAGAAGCCCTGCACCGCGGTGCTGGGGGATGCGGCCTGCGGGTTTGATCTGGCGACGGCGGGCTATGCTGTCACACTCGCCGCGCAGAAGCACGAAGACGGGCGGGTGTTCCGTTGGGAGGGCATCAACGGGTTTGACGACGCATGGTTCGCGCGGGGACGGCTTGAGGTGCTGGACGGCCCTGCGGCGGGGCTTTGGGGTATGATCAAACACGACCGGGTGCTGGAGGGTCGGCGCGAGGTCGAGCTGTGGGAGCCGATCCGCGGTACAATCACCGCCGGGCAACGGCTGAGACTGGTGGCAGGCTGCGACAAACGCCACACCACCTGTCGGCTGAAGTTCAACAACCTGCTGAACTTTCAGGGCTTTCCTGATGTGCCGAGCGCGGATTGGATGATGGCGGTGCCGAAATCCTCGGGCAGCAATACCGGCGGGTCGCTGAGATGAGCGCGCGCGGGACCGCCGTGGTGGCTGCGGCGCGGGGATGGATCGGCACGCCCTACGTGCATCAGGCGGCGCGCAAGGGGGCGGGCTGCGACTGCCTTGGCCTGTTGCGCGGTATCTGGCGCGAGGTGGTGGGGCAGGAGCCGGAGGCGATCCCTTCCTATTCAATGGATTGGTCAGAACCACAGGGGGACGAGCGGCTTTGGCGTGCTGCGCTGCGTCACCTCTCGCCCAAGGTCCTGAGAGATGAGGCCCCCGGTGACGTGCTGTTGTTCCGCATGCGCAGCGGGTCGGTGGCGAAACATCTGGGCGTGGCGGCAGAGGTCGGCGCGCAGGCGAGCTTTATCCACGGCTACAGCGGGCATGGGGTGACGGAAAGCCCCCTAAGCCTGCCGTGGCGCAGGCGCATTGTGGCGCGTTTTGAATTCCCGGCGGAGGCGATCTGATGGCGACGATACTTCTTTCAACCGCAGGTGCGGCGATTGGCGGCTCTGTCGGGGGCACATTGGCGGGCTTGTCTTCGGTCGCCATTGGGCGTGCCGTGGGGGCGACCCTTGGCCGTGTGATCGACCAGCGGCTGCTGGGGCAAGGGGCGCAGGCGGTCGAGACCGGCAAAGTCGACCGCTTTCGCCTGACCCAGGCGGGTGAGGGCGCGGCGATTGCGCAGGTCTATGGCCGGATGCGTGTTGGGGGACAGGTGATCTGGGCCTCGGACTTCGCCGAAACCACGACGGTGACGGGCGGCGGCGGTGGCAAGGGCGCGCCCTCGACCCCGCAGACGACGGAATACAGCTATAGCGTCAGCCTCGCCATTGCCCTGTGCGAAGGGGAGATCACCAGCATTGGCCGGATCTGGGCGGATGGGGAGGAAATCTCGGCCCACGCGCTGAATATGGCGGTCTATCGCGGGACGCGCGGTCAACTCCCCGACCCGACGATTGCCGCGATAGAGGGGGCGGACGCGGTGCCGGCCTATCGCGGCACGGCCTATGTGGTGATGGAGAACCTCGGGCTGGGGCCCTTTGGCAACCGCGTGCCGCAGTTTTCCTTCGAGGTGCTGCGCGCAGAGGAACCGGATGCGCCTGCCGCCGACATCAGTGTCACCCATGGGGTCAAAGGTGTCGCGCTGATTCCCGGCACAGGGGAATACGCGTTAGCGACGACTCCGGTGCATTATACCGACGGACAGGGTGGCCGGTGGAGCGCCAATGTCTCTACCCCCGACGGGCGCAGCGATTTCACCGCCGCGCTGGAGGATGCCACGCAGGACCTGCCGCAGCTGGCTGCCGCGTCGCTGGTCGTCTCGTGGTTCGGCGATGATCTGCGGTGCGGAGAATGCCGCCTGCGCCCCAAGGTGGAAAGCGCCGAGGACGAGGGCGAAAACATGCCGTGGCAGGTGGCCGGTCTGACCCGCGGCACCGCCGAGGTGATTGCCCGCGAGGACGACCGTCCGGTCTATGGTGGCACCCCCGCAGATGCCGCGGTGATCGAGGCGATCCATGCCATTCAGGCGGCGGGCAAGGCGGTGATGTTCTACCCGTTCATCCTGATGGACCAGCTAGAAGGGAATGCCTTACCCGATCCCTATAGCGATGCGGGCACCCAGCCCAAGTTGCCTTGGCGGGGGCGGATCACGCTGGCGAAAGCGCCGGGTCAGGCGGGCAGCTCTGACGGGACGCTGCGCGCGCATAACGAGGTAGCGGCGTTCTTTGGCACGGTCACGGCGGCGGATTTTACCGTTGCGGGCGGGCAGGTCATCTATACCGGCCCACAGGAATGGTCGATGTCGCGGTTCATCCTGCATTATGCCGCGCTGTGCAAAGCCGCAGGCGGGGTAGAGGCCTTTTGCATCGGCACCGAGATGCGCGGGCTGACGCAGATCCGCGGCGCGGGGAACAGCTTTGTGGCGGTGCAGGCGTTTCGCGCGCTGGCCGCAGAGGCGCGGCTGCTTTTGGGCGCGGGCACCAAGATCAGCTATGCCGCGGATTGGTCCGAATATTTCGGCTATCACCCGCAAGATGGCAGCGGCGATGTGTTCTTTCACCTTGATCCGCTGTGGGCCGACGACACGATCGATTTCATCGGTATCGACAATTATATGCCGCTGTCCGATTGGCGCGACGGTACAGATCATCTGGACGCGCAGCATAGCGACAGCATTTATGCGCTCGACTATCTGGCGGGTAATGTTGCGGGTGGCGAAGGGTTTGATTGGTATTACCATTCGCCCGAGGCGCGCGCGGCGCAACGCCGTACGCCGATCACCGATGGCGCCCATGGGGAGCCTTGGGTTTACCGTTACAAGGACCTGCGCGGCTGGTGGGAGAACCTGCACCACAATCGTATCGGCGGTGCGCGCGCAGCAGAGCCGACGGGCTGGCTGCCCGGGTCCAAGCCCATCTGGTTTACGGAATACGGCTGCGCGGCGGTGGACAAGGGGACCAACCAGCCGAACAAGTTTCTTGACCTCAAAAGTTCTGAAAGCAGTTTGCCGCGCTATTCGTCGGGCGCGCGGGATGAGTTGATGCAGATGCAATATCTGCGTGCCTTGGCGGATCACTGGCGGGATCCGGCGCATAATCCGACCTCGGCGGCCTATGGCGGGCCGATGGTTGATATGACCCGCGCCTTTGTTTGGGCCTGGGATACGCGGCCCTATCCTTTCTTTCCCAATAATCGCGCGCTGTGGAGCGATGGTCGAAATTACGCCCGTGGGCATTGGCTGAACGGCCGCAGTGCGGCGCTGCCCTTGTCCGAACTCGTGGCGGCGATCTGCCGTCGTGCTGGCGTTTACGATTTCGATACCTCTGGGCTGTATGGCTATGTCCGCGGCTATGTGGTGGACGAGGTGGCCGATGCGCGCGCGGCGTTGCAGCCGTTGATGCTGCGCTATGGCTTTGATGCGGTGGAACGCGACGGGGTGTTGCGTTTCATCATGCGGGACGGATTGGATGCCGTGCCGCTGAACAGAGAGACGTTGGCTGTTTCGGGTGATTTGGAGGCACCGGTGGAACAGTCCCGTGAGGCAGAGGCGGCGCTTTCGGGGCGTCTGCGTTTGCGGTTTGTGCAAGCGGACGGGGATTACGAGGTGATCGCGGAAGAGGCGATCTTGCCTGACGACGCGACCCATGCGGTGGCGATGTCAGAGTTCAATATGGCGCTCACCCGGGCGGAGGGGCACCAGACAGCTGAACGCTGGCTGACAGAGGCGCGTGTGGCACGCGAAGGGGTGCGTCTGGCGTTGCCGCCGTCGATGATGGATGTCGGCGCGGGTGATGTGATTGCCTTGCCGCCAGACGATGGCGAGGGGGAGGCGCTGTACCGTGTGGATCGCGTCGAGATGGGGGAGATGTCTTTGATCGAGGCCGTGCGGATTGAGCCCGAGGTCTATGACCCCGCGCCCTTCGATGACGAATTGGTCGCGTTGAAACCCTTTGTCGCGCCCGTACCGGTGAACGCGCTGTTTCTGGACCTGCCGCTGCTGCGCGGTGACGAGGTGCCCCATGCGCCGCATATTGCGGCCACCGCACGGCAATGGCCGGGCAACGTCGCGGTCTATGCCTCTGGCGGGGAAACGAATTTCAGGTTGAACACTCTGATGCCCCTGCGCGCGACAATGGGGGGCACGCAAAACGACATGGCCCATGCGCGCCCCGGTGTGGTGGATCGCGGGCAGGCGCTGCAGGTCATGCTGACCAGCGGTGTGTTAGAGAGTGTTGATGAGGCCGATCTGCTGGGCGGGGCCAATCTGGCGGCGATCGGCGACGGCTCTGCCGACCGGTGGGAGGTGTTCCAGTTCGCGCGGGCCGAGCTGATCGCCCCGCAAACCTATCTTCTGCGCGACCGGCTCCGCGGGCAAGCGGGGTCGGATGGGATGATGCCGGATGTCTGGCCGGCGGGATCGCAGTTTGTGCTGCTCAACTCTGTCCCTCGCCAGATCGAGCTGAGCCCGAACCTGTTGCGGATCGCGCAGACCTATCGCATCGGGCCTGCGGGCCGCCCGCTGAACGACCCAAGCTACGTTCAAAAAACCGAGAGCTTTGACGGCAACGGGCTGCGCCCCTATCGGCCCTGCCACCTGCGAACAGAAGAAGAGGCGGGGGCGTTGCGGTTTAGCTGGATACGCCGGACGCGGATCAATGGCGACGGGTGGACGGGTTTCGATGTGCCACTGGCCGAGGAAAGCGAGCAATATCAGCTGCGTATCCTGCAAAACGGTGTTGTCC